ATAATGACGCTGAGCCTGATGATGAATTTGACGACGATCAACTCGAGTTAGACTTGGAAGACGAAGATGAGGATAATAGAGAAACCGAGACGGGAGCCGAGGTGGGCGAAGAAGGAGTATCGGAGCCCAATAGCGATGCTGAAGTCGAAATGGGAGACGAAGACGATCTTGATAAAGAAGAGTGATGGAACTAGCTATGAGAAAACTTATAGGGTTCTAATTAACTTAGATACGTGTTAAGATTCCAATTCGTATAAATAAATAAAAATGAAAAAGTTTAGTGCATTTCGGAATAAAAAAATTAAAGGTAAATCTAAATCTATTCAAGGATTTAAAATAACTGTATCACAGGAGCAAGGTAAATATGTTGCTTACGTTGATGGTGATAGATTAGATAATTACAGAAATGAAAAAGAAGCCTTTAAGGCTGGCGAAGAATTTATTAAACAGGTAAAAAAATGAAATTAATTGCAGAATATACAGAAGACAATCTAGAAGTTCTGACTGAGGCACGTAAAGACGGGTCTAAGAAGTATTCTATTGAAGGTGTCTTTATGTCTGCAGAACAAAAAAATAGGAACGGTAGATTATATCCACGTGAAGTGATGGAAAGCGCAGTGCATAAGTATGTTTCTGAGCAAGTACAAAAAGGACGTGCAGTCGGTGAATTAAATCACCCTGAAGGACCTACCGTAAACCTTGATAAGGTTTCACACAAGATTGAAAGCCTCGACTGGTCGGGGAACAATGTTGTGGGAAAAGCCACAGTATTGGAGACTCCAATGGGTAAGATCGTACAAGGTCTACTTGAAGGGGGTGTTCAACTGGGCGTTTCGACTCGTGGTATGGGAAGCTTGCAGCGAACTAATGACGCAATGGTTGTTAAAAACGACTTTCTACTCAATGCAGTAGACATTGTTCAGGATCCCTCCGCACCTAGCGCATTTGTTAATGGGGTTATGGAAGGTGTTGAGTGGGTATGGAACAACGGTATTATTGAGCAACAAGCTATTGAACAAATGGAGACTGAAATTAAGAAGGCTCCGCGGGCAAATCTGTATGAAACAGAGGTTCGTGAGTTTAAAAATTTCCTCTCGTTACTCAAATCTAAATGACAAAGGAGTCAATAATGACTGATGAAAATCAAGACGTTGAGCTCCATGATGAGAACGAAGTCATGGAAGAAGCTCATGATCCTAAAAACGCTGAAGCACAGTCCGTTGCATCTGTAGACGCTGCAGGTGACAAAGGACCTAGCTCTAAAAAGCGTAAGGGCGATAAAGGATCTTCTGATCCTATGGTAAAAGCTCCTGCTGATCCAATGCCAAAGACTAAGTCTGGCATGATTAACGCTATGTACATGAAAGCTAATAAAATGAAGAAAGAAGATCTTGCTTCACTTTATGGTAAATTGTTTGCAGAAGGCGTTGTAGCTGAAGATGCTGTAGATGCTGTAAATGCTGATATTGCATATGAAGCTGATTTTTCTGATGACCTTAACGCATTGATTGCTGATGAAGCAACTCTAAGCGAAGAGTTCAAAGATAAAGCAGGTATTATTTTTGAAGCGGCTATTAAATCAAAGCTTGCTGAAGAAATTGATCGTCTAGAAGAAAAATACAATGAGGAACTCGATTCAGAGATTTCTTCTACTAAAGAAGACCTTGTTGAAAAAGTAGACAACTACTTAAACTATGTAGTTGAAGGTTGGATGGAAGATAATAAAGTTGCTGTCCAAACCGGTCTACGTACAGAGATTGCTGAGAAATTCATGAATAGTTTGAAAGATCTATTTACTGAGTCTTACATCGAAGTACCTGAGTCTAAAGTCGACCTAGTTGACGAATTGGCAGAAACAGTTGAAGAGCTAGAAGAAAAACTAAATGCTCAAACTGGTTCAGTCATCGAAATGGCCGAAGAGCTTGAGCAATATAAGCGTGATGCAATAATTCGTGAAGCATCTAAAGATCTTGCTGAAACACAAGTTCAAAAGTTAAAAGGCCTAGTTGAAGATGTAGATTTTGAAGACGATGAAACTTTTGCTGAAAAAGTTGCAACCGTTAAAGAATCTTATTTTTCAAAAACAAAACCCCAAACTGCAGACTTAGATCCAACAGATATTGATGACGGTGCAGAAATCACTACATCTAATTCAATGGCTCAATATCTAACTGCCCTTAGACAACAAAATAAATAAGGAGTATCCAAAATGGATGTAGCATACGATAGACTCGTAGAAAAGTGGGCTCCAGTTCTGAATGAAGAATCTGCAGGCTCAATCAAAGATGCTCATAGAAAAGCTGTAACAGCAGCAATTCTTGAGAACCAAGAAAACGCAATGCGCGAAGAAGGATTAATTACAGAAGCAGCACCAACAATGAATACCGGTGCAGCTGCTAACTGGAATCCAATTCTTATCGCTCTTGTTCGCCGTGCAATGCCAAACCTTATGGCATATGACGTATGTGGTGTGCAACCAATGACAGGCCCAACAGGCTTGATCTTTGCAATGCGCTCACGCTATAAAACAGCTTCTAATGGTGTTTCAGTAGATGATGAAGCACTGTTTAATGAAGCAGCAACAGGTTACTCAGGTGACTCTAACTTTACTCAACCAGCTGGTACTTCTGGCCTTGAAGGTTTAACTGACCTTGATGGCGATAGCACAATTGCTGACTCTGCAACTACTGCTCTTGCAGGTGCAGCTATGCCATTGGCCGATGCTGAAGCACTTGGTGGCGGCGGTACATCTGACTTTAACGAAATGGGTTTCACCATTGAAAAAGCAACTGTGACTGCGAAGTCCAGAGCTCTGAAAGCAGAATATAGCTTAGAATTAGCACAAGACTTAAAAGCAATTCATGGTCTTGACGCTGAAACTGAGTTAGCGAATATTCTGTCAACAGAAATCATGGCTGAAATTAACCGTGAAGTTATTCGTACTATTAACTCTCAGGCAAAAGTCGGTGCTCTTACAAATAACACAGCCATCAACGGTATCTTTAATGTACAAACAGATGCAGACGGTCGTTGGTCAGTTGAGAAGTTCAAAGGTTTGATCATGCAAATCGAGCGTGAAGCAAACATTATTGCAAAAGAAACACGTAGAGGTAAAGGTAACTTTATCATCTGTTCTTCAGATGTTGCTTCTGCTCTTGCCGCGGCTGGTATGTTGGACTACACACCAGCATTATCAACTAACTTGAATGTTGATGACACAGGTAATACTTTTGCTGGTGTATTAAATGGTCGTACAAAAGTGTACATCGATCCATATTCAACAGCAGATTACGTAACAATGGGTTATAAGGGTACTAATCCTTATGATGCCGGCGTATTCTATTGCCCATATGTACCACTAACTATGGTACGCGCGGTTGGTGAAGATAACTTCCAGCCAAAAATTGGTTTCAAAACACGCTATGGCATGGTATCAAACCCATTCGTAGATGTAGGAAGCATGTCTGGCCGTGATGGTCTTGCAACTGCAAAAACCAATCAATATTACAGAATCTTCAGAGTAGACAATATTCTCGGAGCGTAATAATAAATCTATAACTAACTTAGAGGGGCTTCGGTCCCTCTTTTTTTCTTTAAAGTTGTATAAATAGATACATGGCAAATCTAACTACAAATATTAATTATCTTCAACCTACTTCGTTTAAGATAACAATTGATAGAAAAAACTTTCCTAACTTGGAATTTTTTTGTCAAGATTTCACGCATCCTGGCATGATTATGAATGCTGTTGAAATACCTTATAAGAAAGTGCAATCAATTCCTTTTGTCGGTGATAAATTAACGTTTAACGAATTATTAGCTAATATTATCTTAGATGAAAATATGAATGCATATAATGAAATGTATGATTGGATGAGAAAAAATTTAGATAATAATGAAAACTCAAGATTAGAGGATGAAGGATTAAGGCCACCAACTGTATGTGATATTACGTTATCTATTTTGTCAAGTCACAATAATCAGACTAAACAAGTTAGATATATAGATTGTATGCCAGTTTCTTTAACAGATATTCAGTTTCAATCAACTTCAGCCGGTACTGAATTTATCACATTTGGAGCATCTTTTAGATTTAGCTATTTTGAATTAGTATAGGATATATTATGAACTTAGAACAGATTATTGCCGAATGGCGCAGTGAAAACTCCATTGACGAGTATCATTTAGACAAAACTTCCAGAGATACACCAATTCTTCATGGTAAATATCTCGAATATCTTTCTACCACAAAATTAAAATTAAAACGCACTGAGTTTCAACAAAAAACTTTGTTGAAAAAAAAGTGGCTGTATTATAATGGAAAAATGTCCGAAGACGAAGTAAAAAAGCTTGGATGGGAATTTGATCCATTTGATGGTTTAAAGGTGCTAAAAGGTGAAATGGAATATTATTATGATGCAGATCCCGAAATACAAAAGTCAGAAGAACTCATACAATATTATAAAACCACGATTGAGACATTACAAGAAATTATAAACAATCTTAATTGGCGGCATCAAACAATAAGTAATATGATTAAATGGAAACAATTCGAGTCAGGAAATTAAGCCACGCAAATCTGCATATTCAGTGTGATAGTGGAATAGCAGCAGAATTACGTGAGTACTTTTCTTTTTACGTACCTGGATATAAATTTATGCCAGCATTCCGTAATAAATTATGGGATGGAAAAATACGGCTGTTTGACGCAAATAGCGGAGAACTTCCAGCAGGGTTATATCAACATGTAATAGAATTTTGTAGGCAGCGAGGATATATGCTCAATACTGAGCAAACTCCTGGTTATGGAAGCCCAACTGATACTACCTATGTTGATCCGGCCGATATATACAATTTCTGTGAAACACTTGGTTTACCATTTAAAATAAGAGATTACCAGTTTGATGCGGTGTGTCATGCTTTAAAATATAAAAGAAATATATTAGTATCACCGACTGGGTCTGGCAAATCATTAATTATATATGCTTTAGCTAAGTATTGGTTGCAGCGATTAACAGATGGATTCAAATACCCTAGACGTGGAAGAGTATTAATAATAGTACCAACTACATCATTAGTAGAACAAATGCATAACGATTTTGTTGAGTATGGTCAAAATCCTTCTGGTATGCATAGAATATATAGTGGTAAGGATAAAAAATTCGAAGCAGCAATTTGTATATCTACGTGGCAATCTATATATAAATTACCTAAAGCTTGGTTTGATCAGTTTGGTATGGTAATAGGCGATGAGTGTCATGGTTTTAAATCTAAATCTTTGATGAATATTATGAATAAAGCAACAGAAGCAGAATTCAGATATGGGACAACAGGAACATTAGATGGAACCCAAACACACGAGCTCGTCCTTCAAGGACTTTTTGGTAAAATACATAGAGTCACCACTACCAGAACACTCCAAGATACAAACCAACTCGCAAAGCTCGACATCAGTAGAATTGAGCTTAAGCATGAAACTAAAGAAAAATTTGCTTCGTATCAAGACGAAATTGATTGGATCGTTCGAAATGATCGTCGTAATCGTTTCATTCGTAATTTGGCTTTGGATGCTAATGGGAATACTTTGGTCTTATTTCAATTTGTTGAAAAGCACGGGAAACCTTTATATAATCTTATAACAGATAAAGCAGCTGAAAATAGAAAAGTGTTTTTTGTATCTGGGCAAACTGATACTGAAGATAGAGAAGCGATTAGAGGTATAGTGGAGAAACAAAAGGATGCTATCATCGTTGCTAGTCTTGGTACTTTTAGTACCGGTATTAACATTCGTAATTTGCATAATATTGTATTTGCTTCTCCTAGTAAATCACAAATAAGAGTTTTACAATCTATTGGACGAGGATTAAGAAAATCTGACAACGGCACCGAAACTAAGTTGTATGACATTATAGATAATATTACTGGAAAGAATTTTGCATATATGCATGGTGAAGAAAGATTGAAAATATATAATAATGAAAAATTTGACTATAAGAATTATAAAGTTAATCTATGACCGATACTAATATTAAACATTTTAAACTTGTTAATGACGATGAAATCATATGTGAAGTATTAGAATGGCCTGATGGTGATGATGCATCAATGATAGTACGTTCTTGTTTGAGAATAGTACTAATGGAAGATTTTCAAAAAGGTGTAAGATTTTACGCATTTAGACCGTGGTTATCATTTAATGATGATCCAAGTTTAGTATATGTAATTAATTCAGAACATGTTATGGTGCAATCAACTCCTACTGAAGAACTTTTAAAACATTATGCAAAAACTATTGTAACTACAAAAAAACAGCTGGAAACACTGAGTACTAAAGTGGATGTACCTCTTGATGAAATGGCAGAAAAGTTAGATAGTTTAGATGAAGAAGGATTCGAAGAATATATTAATAGTTTGAAATTTGATGGCGACGATTCTAATTTTGATAATATATTACATTTTCCAGATAAATCTAAGTTACATTAATATGGTATCCTCCCCTCTCCCTAACTACAGTTAATTATACCATAATTTCTGCAGTCTGTACACCGTTATTTTTTCAAATGAAATAAAAAAATAGTAGTGTACATT